TAGCCAAAGGACGTTCCATTCAAAACAAGAGACTGAGTACGTTTGGGATACTCAACGAGTCTTTAACAATCTATATTCTAAGGAGAAATAAAATGGTAATGAAGAAAAAACCGATGAAGAAAAAAGGCATGGCACGAGGTGGTGCTATGAAAAAGAAGGGTATGGCAAGAGGCGGCGCAAAGATGCCAATGGCTAAAGACCCAAAGACAGGCAAGATGATTCCTGCTTTCGCTATGGACGGCAAGGGCAAGATGAACAAAGGTGGCATGATGAAGAAGAAGGGTATGGCTCGTGGTGGCATGAAAAAAGGCTACGCAGCAGGAGGTATGACTGTTCCTCAACTCAGAGCCGCAGCAAAAGCCAAGGGCTATAAAATAATGAAAGGCTAGTCAGTATGGCTAAGTCTACAGTAAATAAGGCAGGAAACTACACCAAGCCTACCATGAGAAAGAACCTGTTTAGTCGAATCAAAGCAGGTTCTAAGGGTGGTAAGCCAGGTCAGTGGAGTGCTAGAAAAGCACAGATGCTTGCCAAGCAGTACAAAGCTAAGGGTGGTGGCTATCGCTAAAGACCCTAGAGTTGGCACAGGCAAGAAGCCTAAAGGTTCAGGACGCAGACTTTATACAGATGAAAATCCAAAAGATACCGTCCGTATAAAGTATGCGACTCCTGCTGACGCAAAAGCTACGGCTAGAAAAGTAAAGAAGATAAAAAAGCCCTACGCTCGTAAGATACAAATACTTACAGTAATGGAACAAAGAAGTAAATACGGAGGCAAGCCCCAACAAGCAGGAATAGCTAAGAGGGCGAAGCAACAACTAAAGGCAAAGCATGGCACTAGCAAAAAGTCAACGTAGTCTTAAAGCATGGTCAAAGCAAAAGTGGAGAACAAAGAGTGGTAAGCCCAGTAGCAAAACTGGAGAACGCTATCTTCCTGAAGCTGCAATCAAGGCTCTATCACCACAGGAGTACGCAGCGACAACTAGAGCTAAAAGAAAAGGCACAAAGGCAGGGAAACAATTCGTCAAACAGCCAAAGGGTATCGCAAAGAAAACACGAGCGTACAGGAAAGTAAAGTAATGATTACAAAAGCATGGTTCATAGTGGCAGTAATGTCTGGTGTGTATGCAGATGGAACAAAAGATATATTTATATTTCAACATCCTGAGGATCATGGACATTTCCACAACGCATACATGTGTCAAAAATTTGTAGGGAATCACCCTTTTAAAATTGCTAATGCTTTAGTTAAAGAGTTTGGTAATAGACCACCTGAGCAAATCATATGTGTGCCTGAAGAAACAGTTGAGATGTTTATGCAAGAGGGTGGCAAACGAGGAGAAACTACCTAGTGTTATACGAACCCACCTGTGAAATATGTGGCAGTCACATTGAAGACGACAGATGTGAGGTATGTGAGAATACAGGTGACAATGGTGCTTGGGTAGAAGAGGTTATAAAGGAAGAAGATGACAAAAAATCTGACTGAAAAACAACAGAAGTTTTTAGCGGCACTGTTTGATGAAGCAGGTGGTGACGCACGACTAGCTAAGAAGATGGCAGGGTACTCTGACGAAACACGATTGTCTGAAGTTGTTAAGCCACTGAAGGATGAGATAATGGAAGCAACAAAAGAATATATGGCTTATGTTGCACCGAAGGCAGCGATGGCAATGGGTAATGCACTCATTGATCCCACAGAGCTAGGCATACGAGATAAGATGACAGCAGCAAAAGATTTGTTGGACAGGGCAGGATTAATTAAAACAGAGAAGGTTAATGTAGAATCTTCAGGTGGTTTATTTGTTCTTCCTGCAAAAGAAGGAACGAATGAGTAGTGAAGAGTTAGGATATTGGACGCTACCTAAACCTGACATAGAGGTTAAAGAGTGGAGAAAAATACCTAGAGTTGCAAGAGTAATACCATTTGGCTATGAAGTTGATCCTGAAGATGCAGACTTCTTACTACCTATAAAGAATGAATTAGACGCACTAGAACAGGCAAAAACGCATCTTAAACAATACAGTTATAGAGAAGTAGCAAACTGGCTGAGTAAAGAAACAGGACGCTACATCTCACACATGGGACTAAAGAAGAGAATACAAGTTGAGCGAAGACGTAAAAAATCAACTACGATTAAAAGGGAGCTTGCCAGAAGGCTCAAAAAGACGCTACAAGAGATCGAAAAAGCCGAAACAAGTAGAACAGGTAGTTACACCACAGCAGGAACAGCTGCCTGAAATAAAGATAAAACCACAAGAGGTTCAGGAACAGGATGTACTGTTCAAACCAAATGAAGGACCTCAAACAGATTTCTTAGCCTCTTCAGAACGAGAGGTGTTATACGGTGGAGCAGCAGGTGGTGGTAAGTCGTTTGCCATGTTAGCTGACCCACTTAGAGGACTAAACAATCCTAACTTCAGTGGACTGTTAGTTCGACACACAACGGAGGAGCTAAGAGAACTGATACAAAAATCTCAGGAGTTGTATCCAAAAGCAATTCCTGGCATTAAGTGGTCAGAAAGAAAGTCGCAGTGGGTAACACCTAAGGGGGGAAGACTGTGGATGTCATACCTAGACCGTGACCTAGATGTCATGCGTTATCAAGGTCAGGCATTTAATTGGATAGGGTTTGACGAGCTTACACAGTGGGCAACACCCTACGCTTGGGACTACATGCGATCAAGACTTAGAAGCGCAGATCAATCATTAGGTCTGTATATGAGAGCAACAACTAACCCAGGAGGACCGGGACATCAATGGGTAAAAAAGACATTCATAGACCCATCCCCACCCAACTCATCGTTTTGGGCAACGGACACAGAAACTGGTAGTGTTATTACATTTCCACAAGGGCATAGCAGAGAGGGGCAACCTCTTTTCAGAAGACGCTTCATACCTGCTAATTTGTTTGACAACCCTTTTCTAGCTGAGTCAGGTGACTATGAGGCAATGCTACTGTCTTTGCCTGAGCATCAGAGGAAGCAACTACTAGATGGTAATTGGGATGTAGCAGAAGGGGCAGCGTTCCCTGAGTTTGACAGGACAAAACACGTAGTAGAGCCGTTTAAGATACCATCTAGTTGGACAAAGTTTAGAGCGTGTGACTATGGTTATGGAAGTTACTCTGCTGTAGTATGGTTAGCCATAACACCTGCCGAACAGCTTGTTGTATACAGAGAGCTACAGGTGTCAAAGGTTCTAGCAGTAGACTTAGCTGATAGAATATTACAACTAGAAGCTGACGATGGTAGAATACAGTACGGAGTTTTAGATAGCTCACTATGGCACAAAAGGGGCGACACTGGTCCTAGCCTAGCAGAGCAGATGATAGTAAGAGGTTGTAAGTGGCGACCATCAGATAGAAGTAGAGGAAGTAGAGTTGCAGGAAAAAACGAATTACACAGAAGACTCCAAGTCGATGAACATACCGATGAACCACGCCTTGTTATATTTAATAACTGCACAAACCTTATATCTCAACTTCCTAGTCTCCCTTTGGACAGGAAGAACTCCGAAGACGTAGACACAAACAGCATGGATCACATGTATGACGCACTGCGTTACGGTGTGATGACACGACCACGTAGCACCATATGGGACTACAACCCTGTGAATCAGCGAACAGGTTTTCAAATCGCTGATCCTAACTTTGGATATTAAACATGGCAGAAGACAACGAAATACCATTTGATACAGCAGAGGTTACCGTTATGGAAGATAACGACCCTGCAATAAGATCAGAGAGTGATGTAGTAAGTTACGTACAAGGTAGATTTAAAAGAGCAGAAGATGTAAGACAACAAGACGAGCAACGATGGCTCAAAGCGTACAGAAACTACAGAGGACTATACGGACCAGACGTGCAGTTCACAGAAACGGAAAAGTCTAGGGTATTTGTAAAAGTAACAAAAACAAAGACACTAGCAGCATATGGTCAAATAATTGACGTTTTGTTTGGTAACAATAATTTTCCTTTGACAGTAAATCCAACGAAACTGCCTGATGGTGTAGCTGAGTCGGTACACATAAATATAGATCCTAATGCAGAAAAGGGTCAAGACGAACTGCGACAGGCTTTTGAAGACAAACCTTCAGAGCCTTTTTTGTTTAAGCCTAACGGAAAGTTAGAGCCAGGCGAAACATTACAGGACATACAAAACAGATTAGGTGCTTTGTCTGATAAACTAAGTGGTGTGTCTGATAAGATAATAGAGGGTGATGGTAAAACACAGACTACTGTAACCTTCCATCCTGCTATGATTGCTGCAAAGAAGATGGAAAAGAAAATACACGATCAGCTTGAGGAGTCAGGAGCAAACAAGCAATTACGTAACACAGCGTTTGAGATGGCATTGTTTGGTACAGGTGTTATGAAAGGACCTTTCGCTGTAGACAAAGAGTATCCTAATTGGGGTGAAGAGGGTGAATATGATCCACTTATAAAAACTGTGCCGTCAACAAGTCACGTATCTATTTGGAACATATACCCTGACCCTGATGCGTACAATATGGATGAAGCAGAATACTGTGTAGAGAGACACAAGCTATCTAAAACACAAATGCGTAATCTAAAAAACAGACCATACTTTAGAGGAGAGTCTATAGAGGCATGTCTTGATATGGGGCCGCAATACGACAAAAAGTATTGGGAAGATGACATGAAAGACTACGCTATTGAAAATTACACAGAGCGTTATGAAGTGTTAGAGTTTTGGGGATACGTAGACGCAGATATATTAGAAGAAAATGGTATAGATATTCCTGCAGAACTACAGGACTTAGAGCAGATAAACTGTAACATATGGGTATGTCAAGGTCACGTACTCCGAATGGTATTAAATCCATTCAAGCCTGTGCGTATACCTTACTACGCTGTTCCTTACGAGCATAACCCATACAGCTTTTTTGGTGTGGGTATTGCAGAGAACATGGATGATACACAGACATTGATGAATGGTTTTATGCGTATGGCTATTGATAACGCAGCATTGAGTGGTAACTTGATTATGGAGGTTGACGAGACTAACCTCGTGCCAGGTCAAGATTTATCTGTCTATCCAGGTAAAATATTTAGGAGACAAGGGGGTGCGCCAGGACAAGCTATCTTTGGTACTAAGTTTCCAAATGTAGCCGGCGAGAACATGCAACTATTTGACAAGGCACGAGTGTTAGCAGATGAAAGTACAGGCTTTCCGTCTTTTGCTCACGGACAGACAGGCATACAAGGTGTAGGACGTACAGCGTCAGGTATATCTATGTTGATGTCTGCAGCAAATGGTTCGATACGTAATGTTGTGAAGAATGTGGACGACTACCTGTTAGCACCAATGGGTAAAGCGTTCTACAGTTTTAACATGCAGTTTGACTACGACCCTAGCATAAAGGGTGACTTAGAAGTCAAAGCACAGGGTACTGAAAGCTTGATGGCAAATGAAGTGCGTAGTCAAAGACTAATGCAGTTCCTACAGGTTGCATCAAACCCTGCACTTGCACCATTTGCAAAGATGGACTATATAATTAGAGAGATTGCAAAAGCTATGGATCTTGACCCTGATAAGGTTACGAATAGCATGCAAGATGCTGTGATACAAGCTGAGATATTTAAGAAGTTCCAAGAACAAATGCCACAGCCACAGCAACAACAAGCCCCACAACCACCTGAAGGATCAGCACCTGCAGGAGCAAATGTGCAAGACACCTCAGGAGGTGGGGGATCACAGATAGGTACAGGTACAGCACCTGCGCCAGGCGAAGAAGGATTTACAGGTAATGTCTAAGATTAAAGAGTTAACGAATAACAAAGAACTATGGGAAGCTTTTGTCGAGGAGCTACAACGATCAATAGTAAACTATCAACGTACAATGGAGCAGACAGAAAAGCCATCTGATATTTACAGATTGCAAGGTGCTATCTCTGCTCTTAGACGCATGATGCAACTAAGGGATATGATGAACAATGGAAAGACCTGAGGAACTCAACCAAGAAAAACAAATGAAATTTGCCTTCATGGATGAAGGTGGTATCCTTGCAGATGACGGTGTAGACCGTGACCCTGTAAGTGGTAACGAAGTTCCTGCAGGCAGTATGGCAGAAGAAGTTAGAGATGATGTACCTGCAATGCTTAGTGAGGGTGAATACGTTGTACCTGCTGATGTTGTACGCTATCATGGCATAGATAAGTTTGAAGACCTACGAGATGAAGCCAAGATGGGCTTGGCTAGAATGGAAGCTGACGGACGTATTGGTGGACAGCCTGTAGAGGAGCAAGAAGATTTTCCTTTTCCTGTTGAGGAGCTAGAAGGTTTCCAAGAGGGTGGAGCAGTGGGTGATACATACTCTGACGTTACAGGCTCTGACTTCAAAGCTAATCAACCTTATGGTGCAGGAGGAGGACGTTTTCCTGGTTTAGGCTTTGAACTACGTAACTTTACGAATCCAAAAACAGGAAGAACAGTTGTTGTTCCTTTTTTTAATGGTAGGTCTATGCAGTACATACCACCTGACTTCTTAGAGGGAGGAGCTACTACAACAAGAGGTGGAACTTTTGATCCTGTTGCAGATGAACGTAGTAGACAAGAAGATGAAGCAGAAAGAGCAAGGCAGGAAGGGCAGACAGGATTAACACCTCTTGCACAAGAAGTTGTAAATAAAGTTATCGCAGGGGAAAGAACAGGACAACAAACAAAACCTTTTAGTGAATATACCACGGAAGATTTTCAAAGATACGTACAGACAAGACAGGGTGTTGTAGGCAAGGTTATGGACGCTATCCCTGTTGTTGGAATAATAACATCCATGCAGGATAATGCAGCTAGAGAGTTCGCTAGAAGATCCTTAATACAAGGAAAGAACATAGCAACAGGTCAGCCTCTTACAAATAATGATGCAGGTGTTTTGATGCAGGTAGCTGATTTACCAAAAGGAAAAAGCGTCCTAAGTGCCATAGATGATTTTTTACAGGGTAAAACTGGTCGTGCTGATGGTATTGTAATTGACGACACACCACCTATTGATACAATACTAAGACGTACTGACTATTCACCACAAAAATCTGCTGATGAGACAACAGCAACAAAAACACAAGACCAACCACAAACACAAGACCAACCACAAACACAAGATGTATCTAGCTTATACGGTAGAGGGTTTACACCTGAGCAAATAGGCGAAGCTCCTGTGCAAGTGCAAGACGGAACAGCAAC